CTCCCCCGTCCTTGCTTATTTGCATCGTGATATTTGCGGCATCACCAGTTTTTGCCGCATTATTTCCGGTATCATAAGCGTATACCGCTAGTTTTTGACTCGCTACATTTTTAAACATTAAGCACCTCGAATTTGAAAACGTGTCTGTCTTCCACCACCAGAACCACCATTTGGATCTGGTGGCATTCCCGCTGTAGGATACCCCACATTCGTAGATTCAGCTAGATTTCCATAAGGCGTAGATATGCCAACACCCTCACCACCAGCAGTTAAAGTAAAGTCATCGTTCGATTGATCTGCGTAGCCATCCGACGTTCCGGTAACTTTACCAATAGTTTCGATGGAATATGTTATACTTTCTTCGCCTGAAGTATTACCATAATAAAAATTATTAAAGCTCAATCCACAAACAGCTGAATCTACCAATCCGTAACCGCCGTTGTTGGTCATGCGGCAATTTGAAACTTCCGACGGATGACTATTTAAATTAATGCCATTACCACCATTGTCATCAGAAATGCAATTGGCGATCTTCAGTGTCGTACCAACTGCAAACCCGTCAGTCGTATTTGCATGGGCTAGACATCCAATAATATGGCTGTCTTTTGGACTAAATCCACGGGCACCATTTTCAATTGCTTGACAGTATATAAAATCGTTTTCGGGGCTGGCCTCAAATCCATGACCGCTATTACTATTGGCTTCACAGTGTATTAGAATCGCATCGGTTGAATCTTTAGTAGTGGCTGAGTAACCATCCGCACCAGCGTTGTCGAAATTGCAATTGTAAAAAACGATATATTGCGAATTAGTTCCTGTCCCTGCCCAAATATCTCCGGTAGCTCCGATCATATCAAGATGTAAAAAACGCCAGTAGTCAGTATTGTTATGAGTTAGCACGTTAGTTGCGGTGCTGTTGCCATCTAAAATTGCTTGACTATTATCTTCGACACCAGAGCCATTTAGAGCCATTATGGTTTTGTAACTTCCGTAACTCCCGGCACCGCCATCACAATCAATGGATGCAGTTAGAGTATAAGTTTCAGCCTCTAGGTACAGTGTATCTCCGGCAGTTAACTGATCGACTGCCGCCTGAAGTTTTGCCTGTGAAAAATCTTCACGATTTGCCCAATCGGCACCTGTTTTACTACCGGCCCCGGCAACAGACATATACCAATCAGCCATCACGACCTCCGCTTGCGGCTTCAGCTTTTTCCCTAGCCGCCTGAATTTTCTTGCTTAACTTTTTAAGTACACTTTTATTTGTAACCTTCAACAGCATAGCTTCAAAGGCGGCAGGGTTTAGTGGATTGCCGTTCTCTTTTCCGACTACATTTTTAACAGTGACAGGAAATTTGACAGGCATTATTCCTCCAATTCGTATTCAATTTGAGCTGTGTTGCAAAGCTCAACCTGAGCATCCGGCGGCAATTTGATATTAACAAGATTGCACCGGTAGAACTTCAATCCTGTTACGCCGTTGAAAATATCGGATAACGGAGTTTCTTGCACAAGGTTACACATAATAAATTCATCACCATCTGATACAGTTGGCGTCTTCCATGAATAATTTTCAGCTTGATGGAGCATGATAACCTCTTTTTTAAAGTCCGCAGTAGGCTTTAGCCCCGCTTACCTCGACGTAACCCGACCCACTGTCGCGATAGATAGCCATCTCAACATAGGTGTCCTCGGCCAATGAAAACCCACATTCCGCTTTGATTTGATAGTCGTCATCTTCATTTACTGTAACCTCGGCGGACCCGGAAGAGTGAGTAAAAGCCGAGTCTTTCTTAACCTCGGTCGATACCGTTAAATCGGTGCCGGACGTTCCGACCGTCAATCCGCCGGATTCATTATATCCGAAAAACCGGGACTTTTGGACGGCAGAATCAAGCAGGTCGCGCACCACTTGAAACCAACGCGCCCAGGCGTGGGTAAAGAACCCGCGCCGGTCCCGGTGCATCTCGTTAATCGGTGCCGGCTGTAACTTAACAGTCACGACATACCTACCTTGGCGTCCATGTGAGCCGCGATAAAAACAGTCTTAACCGGGTCAAATACAGAAACCCGAAATACCCGGTCCCGGGACTGCCCCAGCCGGTGCCATTGCGCCCGGGCGGTATACTCTCCGATTTTACCCATGGTCGCCCACAGCTCGGAGCCGAAAGTAAATCCGCCGTCGTTGGAGATTTCAAGGGCGACCTGCGGGTCGCTGCCCTGCCCTGTGGCAAGGCCGACGCCCCTTTCCAGGTCCAGCTCAAAACCATGATAAAAAACCCGTTTCCTGTCAGCGTGAAGGTGCGGGCAGGAGCGTATCCGCTGTATGCCCTCGCCGTCGTCTGTGTAGGTGTCCGGGTCCAGCGCATAGATTTTAGAGCTGGAACGGCTCTGCGTATAGTTGGCGCCTTCAAAGTACGCCTGGTAGACGCACAGCGCCCGTTCTTCGGACGCTGCCGAGCTGTCGTAATAGGTCCACTCGTGCCACATATCCGTGTTTACGTCATAGACCCACGTCTGATCCGCTGTCGGGAACGTCAGAACGTAAAAAGCATGGTTCTCAAACTGAAAGGTAAAGCCGATGGCGTCGTTGTGCCGGGAATACCCCCGAATCGCGTATTCGATAGCCGGCGTACTAATTTTCCGGGCCTCGTAGCCCTCGGACATCCAGACGCAGCCAAACCCTTCCTGACCGTTGCCCAGCCACAATACCCGGTCCTGAATCTGGCTTATGCTGTCCGGTGCAATAGTGCCTTTGCTGCGCCCCGTCCCGGAGATAACCCGAAAGCGGTTCGCGTCGTCGGCCTCGCCGGTCAAGTACCAGACCTCGTAGGACGTCGTCCCGAGCAGCCACAGTTCATTCCGGTTGACAATAAGACCCTCCAGGCCGTCGGGGCTGCCCTCGGCGTTGGAGAAGTTCAGCGCGTCCCAGGTGCCCCCGTCGTCCTGGTCGGACCAGTAAAAATTCCCAGTTGTGCTGTCATTAACAATAAAATAACCGGCAATAAAGCCGACATGACTTGGATTCGACGGAAAACCGCCGGAATTAGGGTAATTTGCTACTGTTATTTTCGTCAACGTATCGCCCAAGGTGTCGATAATATGGCCTTCCTGGCCGGAAACCAGCAGAATTTCGTTGCTCGCGTTCTCCGCAAACCGACAAGTGCCGTCAGTACTGCTTATCGTGCCCAAATCGGTTTTTGTGCCGCCAGCGTTGAGGTAAAAAACCTTGGACCCAGCGACACAGTACAACTTACTGACCACGGGGGAATAATACAGCCCCCTGCCGGTCACTGTGTCGTCGCCGTAGTCGTAATACTCGCTCAGTCCGGGACGGCCAATCAGAGCTTTCACATTTTTGCTTTCGGGCCTCTCAATTTCCGGGTACAGATTTTTACAGACCTGGCTATCAATCGCCCGGCTTCGGGACGTGTACGCCTGGCCTATAAAATTAGGTATCTTCATTAACTACCGCTAAAGAACCACTGTCTGTAATTTACCCGTCGACCCACCGGCACGTCCAGGCACATGGCCTCATACTTCTGATTTAACGACTGCAGCGCCGCCTTAGAATCTACGGCCATCTTCTGCACTGTCGGCGACGGTTCGACGCCGAACATGGGCGCCATATCGACGGCCAAATTAAAGATGAAAGCGCGTTCATAACCGGGCGGGAACACCACCGTACTCGTCAGGGCTCCGGGCCGAGTGAGAAAGTCCCAAACCTGCAAATACAGCGTGAGCCCCGCGCCCGGTGCGGGGTAGAGATTAATCTCGCCCCGAGGATAAGATTCGCGATAGTACAAATAGTTTGGATACGTCGTACTCAGCGACTTTTTACAAATGAGCGACCATTCTTCATTGGTCAGACCCACGCTAATCGGAAAATCCTGGTTGTCGGAGTCCCGGGTAAAAGCCGCATGGATACGCTGCGGGCGCCGGGCCTCGATTTCATAAGTGGTCGTCGCGTCGGGGTTGGTGTCCCAGTTGCTGCTCACCGTGCAGACATCGGTTGATGCTACGGTGTCGATAATGGTCCGATGCTGCCCGGACCCGGTGCCCCCGGTCGTCACGACGACGAAATCATTAAACTCGTCATCGTCAGTCACGGCACCGCTGGCCAGCGTGATGGTATTGTTCCCGCCGGCCTGCGCCGTGCCTGTCGTCTCGTTGATGTCACCGCCCCGGCCTATATAATACGTGCCGGTGCCGGACGTCAGGGAGTGCGTAATTTCGCGCATGGTAAAGACCGAAAGGCGCTCGTTGCTCCATGTTTCCAAGAGCAGCTGCGCGGCCCGCAGCCCGTCTGCGCCGTGGTCGGCGTCCAGGCTGGCGCCATGCTCGTACACGCCAAGCAGTTTCAGCGCGTCGTTAACTATCTGCGACCAAGTAGACATCGGTTATTTCCTTGTCCGCTTAGCCGACCGGCGTTTCACCTTCGGCGCCGGCTTGTCTTCGCCGAGCAGGTCGCCCAGGTCGTCCTTGACTTCGGCCCTAACTGCTTCGGCTTTCGGTGCCTCAACAGCAGCGGGCTTCTGGCCCAGTACGACGATTTCAAAAGGCCCATAACCTTCCTCGGCGAGCTTTTCCATTTCGTCGATACCGTTGACGCGCTTATAGTCTGTGCGGCTTCTGTATACCACTC